CCGGAAGGTTGCCGCGAGACTTGGCAGCATCAGCGGCCATGATGACCTTGATGTCCATCTCAGCCTCAACCTGTTGGGTCTCAGCCTCGGACATCTCGCTGCCGTCCTCACCCTGCATGGGTATGACCTCACCCCATGCTGGGCCATCTTCTGGCACATCATCGTCAGGCATCTCGGCGTAAATCTTCTCAGCAGCCCAGCCCTTGAACTTGTTCCACTCAGGCTTGCTGGTGCTGAACAGGCCTTGCTCAGGGATAGAGAAGCCACTGTCGATCAGGATATCGTTGATGGCGATATCGGTGCAGACGTTCCACTTTTTGTGGACGCGCTTGCCCATACGCAGCATGTGCTTGAAGACAACGTGCAGCACCTCATGCGCGATCACGCCCATGACATGGTCCTTGTCCAAGCTGTCAACGAAGGCACGGTTCCAGAGAATGGACCGGCCATCTGTCGCCATAGTCGGAACCTTGTCAGTCTCGACAAAGTTGAGACCGGCAGCACATGAGCCGAAGAATGGATGCCGCAGCATCAGTTGCGTCTTGGCCTGTGCAACCTTGAGATTTGCATCAGTCATATCGTACTCCCAAAAAGTTAGATGGAACTTTTGAGGGGCGGCGAACCGCCCCCCATAGATTAGGCTGCAAACAGATCAGCCCCACCGTTGATGATCCACTGCCGGACAGCCTCAGATTTCTTGATCTCAGGGTCACGAGTGACAGCGTCCTTGATGCAGAAGCCAGCGAACTCTTGCTGATCAAGCCGCTTGAGATAGCGGACGATGTTGCCAGCGTTGCCCTGCGTCATGCGATAGGCAAGGCCGGATGACATGGCATAGAGAACCATTGCATCCTGCGGCACCTCGGCACCGTCAGGGTTGCTGATGATGCCGTCTAGGTCAGGCATGTTGGCTTTCATCTTGCGGAAGCCGGTGAAGTCAGCCGTCGCAGGACGGCCAACCGTACCAGCGATAGCCTCGGCCTCTGCGACAGGCGACAGGCCCCATGACAGGATGGTGCTGACGCGATCCCATGAACGGAAAGATGGGTTGGCGTTGGCGTCACGATCAAACTTGACGGCGAACTCAGGCCGTGCGCGGAGATATGCGGTAACGTCCTCATGCACACCGTTGGCCACCATGTAGGCAATAGCGTCCTCAACGTCAGGGTCAATCTCCAAGAACATCAGGCAGTCCTTGAGATGCGACGGCATGTTGTTGGTGCCAGCCCGATCAGACATGCGGTTGCCAGCGGCGCAGATCACGACATTGTGCGGCAACTCAAACTCACCGACGCGCCATTCGTTGATAAGCTGACGCCCAACATTCATGTTGGCGACAGGTGCCTGTGGCAACTCATCCAAGAAGAGGACAACCACCTCATAGCTGGCGGCCATCTCGTGTATGCGGCGAAGCCAGAATGGCATCACACGGTGAGCCTCACCGTCGATCAGCGCGATAATGCCGTTCACCTCGGCGGCATCCATCGATGCCAGCGAAAGGATGTACAGGCCCCAGTCACGCTCTGTCGTGATCTGTTGCACCATAGATGTCTTGCCGATACCCATAGTGGCCTCGGCATAAGGTATGGTCCGGTCAGCATCACGGCTTTCGCGGTTGGCGATCTGGCTGTCGAATGAAGCCTCGAAAATAGTCTTAGCAAGTGAAAGTTTCATAACGAAACGTCTCCCAAAAGGTTGATTGATGAAGGTTGAAGGTTGAAAAAGTTAGATGGAACTTTTCTTGATGATGAAGTCAGGGTCATCAGTCTTGAAAATCCAACGCTGATCATGGCTGCCCCGATCTGTGGGGCGCAGGGACATGACCAGCCACGATGGCTGCCCTTTGCACATGCCATCGCCTGTCAGACGCCAGCGGGTGCCGTGTTGATGGCAGCGGTTCTTGCCGTGGCGTGACTTGCCGATCAGCGTGACGAACTCATGCCCGATAAGTTTTTTCATGGTCAGTCTCCCAAAAGAAAAGGGGGCCGAAGCCCCCATGATTATGCGGCGTCGATGGCATCCATGACAGCGTCGACGACCTCGTTTTCTTCAGCAACCTTGGCCGCTTCCTCGGCTGCTGCCTTGTCGGCGGCGATACGCGCCGCCTTGTACTGGCGATATTCGTTGTCGAAATCGGCCCAGTCTGCCTCGTCAAACTTGCTGGCGTTGAAGCCGCCATCATGGTTGCGCTTGCCGAATAGACGCTGGGCCAGTGCTTCCATTTCACCGACATGCTTGCCCTGTTTCACATGCGCTGCCAGCTTGGCCTCGGATGTGATGCCAGCGTCAGAGAAGGCAGCCTTCACGCCATCAGCCGTCAGGTTGGATGCGTTCTTATCCCACCCAAAGGCGACGATGGCCTTGATGGTGTTTTCATACCGCTTTTTCACGACGGCATCTTCAAAAGCGGCGTCTTTTCTCAGGGCGTCTTTGAAGTTGTCAATGGCAAGTTTGCCGCCAACCATCTTGCCCTTTTTGATTTCGCCAACACCTTCTACATCTTTGGTGGTGACGCGAACACCCACCGACACAGCGGCAGGGATAAGCTGGGCGTATTGCTCGACGACAAGGCCGTTGATGGCTTGAGTGTCAGCCTTTTTGTTGCCTTGAAGCGTGACAACCTGACCTTGCAGGTCATGGACGGTTTCAAGAATGTTGTTGTCAGCGAATGGATCGACGTAAGTGTTTTTTGTAGGCATATCAGGTCTCCCGAAAAGGTGTGTGTTTCGCCCATGCTTGGGCCAAGGCCGCACCATGCGGCTCATCAGTGCGCCAGCAACAGGCGCAGACACAGGGGCCGAAGCCCCCAGTGTTATGCGTCAGGCATCTTCAACTCTAAAATTTCAACGCCCTGTTCCTCGGCAATTTCCCTGACGATCTGGGTCTTGCCACAGGACATGTCAGGCTTGGGCATATATGGCAGCGTCTTGTAGCCATGGTCAGCGGCAATTATACGATGCATCCGCTCGTGTGTTTCCAGCACATCATCGTGCTTCCACAGTGATTTCAGCTGGCAACGTCCATAGTGAGTGCCGATATGGACAGTCACCATTTTGCCCTCATAGTTTTCGATCATGTAGGCGACCATGCAGTCGGGCTGGGTGCAGAATGTCCAGCCGTCGCAGCGCAGCATGAAGCGCGGGTTGCCGTTGACGCTGTTATCCATGCGCTTGACGATTTCCAGAATGCCGGTGTGGCTTGTGACGTTTTTCATGTTGGCAATCTCCTATTGACCAGATTGAAAGTAGTAACCGGAAGCGTTCGACACGATGGCGTCATAGCGGTCAGAGGCGGCTTGCACCTCTGAGACATCGACCATGTAGGATTTGACCGTCACCTTGTCGGCGAGGTAGCCGCAGTGGCGTTCACGCAGTGCCTTAGCAACGTCGGTTGCGCGGGCCAGTGAGCAGGTGACCTCGATCAAGTCGCAGTCAGCGAAAATGTAGAATTGCTCTTTCATGTTACACCTCCAAGGTTGGTTGGTTGAAAAGGGTCAAATGAATAGGGGCAGGGCGACAGTGCCGCCCAGCCCTAGATTTTTTTTGGAACCTCTCCGCAGGAACGGCATCGTGCCGCCGCCCTGCCAGACTTACGCCCCCGCCTACAAGCGCGGCCAGCCGGAGCCAGCCGCATCAGCGCATTGGGTGCTGCCCCGCGAAGCGGCGTAGTCCGAGCCTTCAGCCTCGCGGGTGGGAGAGGTGACACCGCCCCGCCACTCAGTGGGGTAGGTGAGCCATGCATTTCACAGACATAGAGTTTTGGCGTACAGGGCCTGTAAGGGTGTTTATATACTAGTAAACGATTGAGACAACCCTTTTATTGCCATCTATGAACATTTTTTTTCATTTATTTTCATATATGGTCTGTAACGTAGGCTGGAAGCTAAAAACGCCTCTAGCACTTTTTTGGTAGTAAACCACCGGAAAACACCTGAAGGCGCTGTACGGGCCTCCTAGAGCGATTGAGGGCATATTGAGATTTTGGGGTGCGGGTAGGTTACCGGTAACTTTTCAGACGGTGCCGGATAGTCTAGGGTGACCGACAGGTAAAACCGCGAAAGCACCCGCAGGGGCAAACTGGTAGGGGTAAGGTAATGGGAAAGAATACAGGCAAGGGCAAGGGTGGCCATCTCAGGGTAGTGGGGAAGGTAGACAAGCTGACATCCAAGCAAGAGGCATTCGCCATGCAGGTGGCCAAGGGTGCAATGCTCAGTGAGGCGTATAGAGACTGCTATTCAGCCGACAGCATGCGAGACAGCACCATATGGTCAGAGGCATGCAAGCTGGCACAGAACCCCAAGGTTGCCACAAGGATTAAGGCCATACAGGCTGATATGGAGGCCAGTCAGCGCACGAGGGACCAAAGGTTGAGAGAACATGTTTTGAAACGGCTGATGGAAGAGGCCGACAATGCGGAGACTGATGGCGCTAGGGTCAGAAGTCTTGAGCTATTAGGCAAAACGGTTTCGATGTTCACCGACAGGATTGAACAGGCCGACGATGCGGAGCGGTCAGCATCCGATATCGAAGCGGACCTGCGCAAGCGGTTGGACCGGCTGCTCGGCGACGGCTGATGGCCTGACCCCCACCCGCCCCCATCCCCCCGTGACACTACGCGGCACTGCGGTCGTATATACATGAACATCTACTCATCCAATCCCCCTATCTGCTGAATAGCTATAAAGCCTCTACAGCGTCCTTAGAGTGTTTTTGGGTATACCCCACCCCTTTGATGTTAGAAGGGTGCCACAAGGCTCTTAAAACGCGGTTAAACGGTATTCTATGTGGCTAGGAATCCTAGGGGGGTGGGTATTACAGAAAAAATTTTTAAAAAGTTCCCTGTAACTTACTCATCCTCTGCATAGAGGTTATTGAAGATCTGAGTTGTGTCTAAGGTGTAGTCCAGATCTGACTTTGAGTAGTGGATATGCTGTGATGGTAGGAAGTCTGGTGCGCCTTCACCTGTTTCAAACCACGCTGGGTGTGTGACTCTCACGCGGTTGTTGGGAAGTGCTATGATGTTTCCTGTCCATTCTCCTGCGTCTAGAAGCTCCATGACGTGGCTCTGCTTGTGCTGTGCGGGGTCATCTGCAATCTCACTGTCAGTGTAGTCCACTGTGAATAGATACTTTGCGGGATAGAACTCACTATCCACTTTTGCCAACCACGGACAAGGTGTTGCCCGGTTCAGTGTGTAGACGGAGTGGGTATGTGACATGCAATCCCATGGCTGGGCGTAGTGGACCGGCATCGGTTCTGGCCAATCCTCAAAGGCTGTATCCCCCACTAAAGCCGTGATGGGCATTCTGGCCCACATGGCCCCACCATGCACATTCGGCTCGTCTTCATCGTCCGATTCACATCCTGTGAATATCACCTGAAAACTCAAACACCGATTAGGCATTGTAGTCACTGCAATACACATCGCATGCAGAAACTCACCATGATACCTCATGTGATTACATGTGTACTCACGTCTAACCCAGCATTTGAAATGATTTATGTTACTCTGTAAGAAAGGCATATCTATCTCCCAAGCCTCTTAATTAATACATTATAATACATTAGTCATATCTATTAAAATATATATATATTATAATATAAGGGCTTTAACTGTCAGAAAGGAAAAATGATGTTAAAAGCATTTATGAAGGCTTTCTTTCCTAGTTTGGTTCAAGACGAACCTGAAAGGGCTAGGGATGAGAAAGGGAGACTTGTGGGAGACGATAAGAAAACACCTAGCTTCAATGAAGCATGGGTTGGTGGAAAAGCCCCCCCAAAAAAACGTGGACGACCTAAGAGGGTCGTTGAGGCCAGTGCCACTCTTACCCCACCCAAGAGAAAGAGAGGCCGTCCCAAAAAAGTGGATGCTATATAAGGGGATGGTTAAATAGGGAGACTGGGTTTATAGTTTCGGGGGATGTCAGTCTCCCTGCATCCCCGGCGGGTGTAGCGTTCCTTTCCGCTCCCCGCCGTCATTATTTTGGAGGCCGTGAATGAACGATCTTGCTTTGATAAAAGCAAAGATAAACACCCTTCCTGTAGAAGATCAGAAAGAGATGCTCGACCTGATTGTCGAGTTGGAAGAAGCAAAAGATCGCGAAGAGTCGCGTGTTGATTTCCTGACATTCGTGAGAAAGATGTGGCCTGCTTTTATTGGTGGTCGGCACCATGAGATCATGGCAGATGCCTTTGAGCGTGTGGCAAACGGTGAACTGAAACGCCTGATTATCAACATGCCACCCCGACACACCAAGTCGGAGTTCGCCTCATACCTGTTTCCGGCATGGTTTCTTGGCAGATACCCAGAGAAGAAGATCATTCAGACGGCACATACTGCCGAACTGGCAGTTGGTTTTGGCCGTAAGGTGAGGAACCTGATAGGTCAGGACGACTTCCAAAGCGTTTTCCCCGGCATCGAACTGTCTTCTGACTCCAAAGCAGCGGGAAGATGGAACACAAACAAGCGTGGTGACTACTTCGCTATCGGTGTTGGCGGTGCTGTTACGGGTAAAGGCGCGGATGTTCTGATTATTGATGATCCGCACTCGGAGCAAGAGGCCGCATTAGGCGCTTACAACGCGGAAGTCTACGAGAAAACCTACGAATGGTACACATCTGGCCCCCGACAGCGACTTCAGCCGGGGGGAGCCATCATCATTGTGATGACAAGGTGGTCCACAAGGGACTTGACAGGCAAAATCATCAAGTCTGTCACCCAAAAAGAGGGCGTTGACGAGTGGGAAGTCATAGAACTCCCCGCAATCATGCCGTCTGGCCAGCCTTTGTGGCCTGAATTTTGGCCGATTGACCAGCTTGAGTCCCTAAAAGCTGAACTTCCTGTCTCAAAGTGGTCTGCTCAGTACCAACAGAACCCAACTTCGGAAGAAGGTGCGCTGATAAAGCGAGAATGGTGGCAGGATTGGGACAGGCCGAACCCGCCGCCATGTGAAGCCATCATTCAAAGCTGGGATACCGCGTTCTTGAAGACTCAAAGGGCTGACTACAGCGCCTGTACAACGTGGGGAGTCTTTTATCACCCCGATGAGAACGGGGATTCGCAGCCAAATCTGATATTGCTGGACGCATACAAAGAAAAGCTGGAGTTTCCTGATCTCAAAAGGGCGGCATACGAAAAATACTGGGAATACGAGCCGGATCAGATGATTGTCGAGGCGAAAGCAGCGGGATCTCCACTGATCTTTGAGCTTCGCGCTATGGGTATTCCGGTCACGGAGTTTACACCTTCGCGAGGTCAGGATAAGATAGCCCGTGTAAATGCGGTCAGTGACTTATTCGCTAGTGGTGTTATATGGTGTCCAGCGACTCGTTGGGCTGATGAGGTTATCGAAGAGTGCGCCTCATTTCCATCTGGAGATCATGATGATTTGGTTGACTCCACCACTCAGGCACTGTTGAGATTCCGTCAAGGAGGCTGGATCAGAACGACCATGGATGAATGGGATGATGAGCCGACCTACAGAAGGCCGGTTGATTATTATTAAGGGGATTTGAAATGGCAGTCGAAAAGCAAATGACACCATCCGATGTCGAGGCTGAGGGTACAGAGGCTGTCGAGGTTGAGATTGTTAACCCCGAAGCGGTCTCCATATCCGACAGTGACGGCGCGATGGTCATAGACTTCTCCGGAGACATGGTCGATGAGATCATGGGACCAGAGCATGATGCCAATCTCGCCGAATACATGGATGACGCAGATCTTGAGTCTCTTGCATCCGAATTGGTTACAGACTTTGAAAGCGACAAGCAATCTCGCCGTGATTGGGCAAGAAGCTACACACGCGGACTTGATCTCCTTGGAATGAAAATTGAAGAGCGCACCCAGCCTTGGCAAGGTGCTGCTGGCGTGTTTCACCCCCTTCTCACAGAAGCTGTTGTTCGTTTCCAAGCTCAAGCAATGGGAGAGCTATTCCCCGCCTCTGGTCCTGTACGCACCAAGATCGTAGGCCGCAAAGACGCGGACAAGGCAGAGCAGGCGCAGCGTGTCGAAGAGGAGATGAACTATCTCCTGACAGAGAAGATGACAGAGTACAGGGATGAGACAGAGCAGATGCTCTTCCGCCTTCCTCTGGCTGGTTCTGCTTTCAAAAAGGTTTACTATGATCCGCTGATGGAGCGCCCCGCTGCCATGTTTGTTCCGGCAGAGGACTTCGTTGTCTCTTATGGCGCATCTGATCTCGCCACATGCCCCCGATACACTCATGTGATGAAGAAGAACGCGAATGAGATTGTTGAGCTTCAGGTCAACGGTTTCTATCGGGATGTAGAATTGCCAGACCCAGAGCCAGACTATTCTGACATTCAAGAGAAGTATGATGAGATCGAAGGCGAAAGCGCAGTTATAGAAGATGATGACCGCTACACAATCCTTGAGGCACATGTCGATCTGAACATGCCTGAGCCGTTTGATGATCCAGATGGCATCGCTCGTCCGTATGTTGTTACACTAGACAAATCTTCAAAGATCGTCCTGTCAGTGAGAAGGAACTGGTATGAGGGAGATCCTAAGAAACGTAAGAGACAACACTTCGTACATTATCGGTACTTACCGGGCCTCGGGTTTTATGGAACGGGCCTTATTCATCTTATTGGCGGTCTTGCTAAGAGCGCCACTTCTATTCTTCGTCAGCTTATTGATGCTGGCACTCTATCAAATCTCCCAGCTGGCCTCAAAGCTAGGGGTCTTCGCATTAAGGGTGATGATTCTCCTCTCATGCCGGGTGAGTTCCGCGATGTGGACGTACCGGGTGGTGCAATTCGGGATTCTATTGCATTCCTTCCTTACAAGGAGCCGTCATCGGTACTCTATCAACTTCTTGGAAACATCGTCGAAGAGGGGCGCAGGGTTGGCTCCGTTGCGGATGTACAAGTTGGAAACCTCAATCCACAAGCGCCAGTAGGCACAACTCTCGCTTTGATGGAGCGCAGCATGAAAGTGATGTCTGGTGTTCAGGCCAGACTGCATGCCGCCCTCAAACGAGAGCTTGGTTTGCTGGCCATAGTCATCAAGGACTACATGCCTTCAGAGTATGCCTACGAAATGGATGGTGAGTTTGACCGCCGCAAAGACTTTGATGACCGTGTTGATGTTGTTCCGGTATCTGATCCAAACGCGGCAACCATGTCACAGCGCGTGGTTCAGTATCAGGCGGCACTTCAGTTGGCGCAGCAGGCACCAAACCTGTACGACATGGGCAAGCTGCACAGGCAGATGCTAGAGGTTCTGGGCATCAAGGATGCTGACGAGATTATCAAGCTGCCTGATGACATCAAGCCAGCAGATCCGGTCACAGAGAACATGGCCATCCTCAAGCAGGAGCCGGTCAAGGCGTTTAAGTATCAAGACCATGAGGCCCACATTCAGGTTCACTTGGCTGCGGCGCAAGATCCAAAGCTGCAAGAGATCATCGGGCAAAGCCCATTCGCTGGGGCGATCCAAGCTGCTATGGCGGCTCATGTTACAGAGCATGTGGCGTTCCAGTATCGTAAAGAGATTGAGAAGAATCTCGGTGTGGGCATGCCAGATGAAGATAAGCCTCTGCCGGAAGACATTGAGATTGAGGTCTCTCGCCTTGCATCTGAGGCGGCTGCAAAGCTGTTGAAGAAGGATCAGGCAGAGATGGCGCAAGAAGAGGCTATGAAAAAACAGCAAGATCCGCTCACACAAATCCAGCAGCGTGAACTGGCGCTGAAGGAAGCGGAGTTTGAGCATAAGAAGCAACTTGATATTGCTAAATTGCAGTCAGACGCTCAGGCCAAGGCTGCGAATGTTGAGGTGCAGAAAGATCGTATCGAGTCTGAAGAGAAGCGCGAGGGCGCAAGGCTCGGTGTTCAAATCGCCCAAGACGCAGAGAATATCCGTCGAGAGGACATTAGGGACGGGATAGAGCTTGGGCGTGAAATAGCAAGGGAGATAGTGGAACAAAATGAATGAACTTGAAGCAGTAAGGCAAAAGATCAGGGAGTACATGAATCACATCGCAGACCACATGGCTGGCGGGGGTTGCGAGGACTACGAGTCCTACATGCGTCTTGTTGGCAAGGTAGAAGCACTTGCTTTAGTGGAGAGAGATGTATTAGATTTGGAAAAATTGCTCCAAGAGGATTAATTCGGGTAACACCGCAAGGTACTGTGAACCTCAATCACTGCAAGGAAGACAGATGTATTCTGCAACAAAAGAAGTCGATCAGAAGGTCGCAACTAAAATACCAGAGCCTACGGGCTACAAACTCTTGATAAAGCCTTTAGAGGTTAAAGAGAAAACGGATAGCGGCGTTTTTATGCCGGATTCCCTCAAATCAGCAGAACAAACAGCTTCAGTCATTGGCTTTGTGGTCAAGGCTGGACCTGATGCGTATATGGACAGAGACAAGTTTCCTAATGGCCCTTATTGCAAAGAAGGGGACTTTGTCATCTTCAGATCGTATTCAGGTACACGTTTCAAGATTGATAAGCAGGAATTTCGTTTGATCAACGACGACACAGTAGAGGCTGTTGTCGAAGACCCAAGAGGATACACAAGAGCATGAGTACGAACCCAGCAGAAAAGTTTGATGACCTGCCTCAAGAGAACGAGGTAGAAACCGTTGATACTGGAGAGTTTGAAATCGATATCGTCGATGACACTCCGGAACAAGATCGCAATCGCTCTAAGAAAGAGGCTGAAAAAGAGCCAGAGGTGAGCGAGGATGACGAGATCTCCAACTATGGAGAGAATGTTCAAAAGCGCATCAAACAGATCAAGTATGAGTATCACGAAGAGCGTAGGGCAAAAGAAGAGGCCCAGCGTGTTCGTGAAGAGGCCATTGCCTACGCTCAGAAGGTTCAAGAAGAAAACAAAAAGTTGCGGAAAACCCTAGAAGATGGGGAGTCCACTCTTGTTGAGCAGGCGAAGGGCCGCGTTGAAGCTCAGATTAACACTGCAAAAGCAGCCTACAAAGAAGCCTATGAAACAGGTGATCCTGACAAGCTGATCGAAGCTCAGGAAAAATTGACCGCCCTACAGAACGAAAAATTCAAGGTGGAGTCTTACAAGCCAGCCAAAAGGGAACAGGAGACCCCGGTCCCCCAAGCGCAACCAGTACAGCAGCCAAAATATGAGGTTGATGACCGCACGAAACAGTGGGCGGCACAGAACGAATGGTTTGGTAAAGACGAAGAAATGACTGGATTTGCTTTCGGTGTTCATGAAAAACTAAAAAAGAATGGTATTGATCCAGCAAACCCACAAAGGGTAGAAGAGTATTATAGCGCAGTCGATGAGGCTATGCGCAAAAGGTTTCCAGACAAGTTTGACGAGGTAGAAATTGAGGAAGCACCGCCCCGTCAGACTGGTAACGTGGTTGCCCCCGCTAATAGGAGTGCAAAAAAACCACGCAGAGTGCAACTAACCTCGACTCAAGTCTCCCTCGCCAAGAGGCTTGGTTTAACACCAGAGCAATACGCGGCGCAACTTATGAAGGAGGCATCTAATGTCTAACCGTACACCTCGCTCAAACGAGTCAAGAGACAAGCAAGAGCGCAAGAAAACGTGGCAAAGGCCGACAATGTTGCCTGATCCAGAGCCTCGTGAGGGCGTTGAGTACCGCTGGGTACGCACATCTCTCATGGGTGATGCAGACAACAAAAATGTGTCGTCTAAGTTCCGCAATGGGTGGACACCGGCTAAGGCAGAAGATCATCCGGAGTTACAAGTTATACCCGATCACGATTCTCGTTTTGAGGGTAATGTTGAGGTTGGGGGTTTGCTCCTCTGCGAAAACTCCACAGAATACGTTGATTCACGAACTGATGCGCACCAACAGATGAACCAAGATCAACAGGATGCTGTTGATAATAGTTATCTCCGTCAGTCTGATCCACGCATGCCCGTTCTGAACCCAGAGCGCACGACTAAAACTTCGTTTGGTAAGTAACCCTTACGGGGCGCTTACCATTGTAAATGGCTTGATTAGAAGGAGAGACACATGTCTTCAGTAGCCGCTCCCTTCGGTCTGCGCCCGATTGGTCGTCTTGATAACGGCTCTCTTGAGGTTTTCCGTCAGTACCCGATTGCTTCGGGTTATGGCACAGCAATTGCCACAGGGGATGTTGTTCAACTGGTTGACGGTGGAACCGCAACCACAATCGAAAAGCAGTCCGCCACTGGCGATGATTCGACTGAAATCGATATCGTCGGTATCTTCCTTGGTTGTTCGTACACAGATCCGAACACCAATCAAAAGACGTTCAGCCAGCTATATCCGGCAAGCACTGCTGCTTCCGATATCATGGCGTATGTTGTTGATGATCCGAGTGTTCTGTTCACCATTCAAGCAGATGGTGCGCCGACTAACACTGGTGATATCTATGGCAAGAACACTCTTCTCGTCCAAACTGCTCCCAACACCTCGCTGAAAGTCAGCCGCGTTGCGTTGGACATTTCTGAAATCAGCACAGATGCTCAGAATCCAATTCGGATTATTGATTATCTGGGCGGTGATCAGGGTGACGAAAAGGGTACGTCTTTCCCGATTCTGGTGTGTAAGTTCAATTACCATCAGCATTCATCAACCACTGGCTCGTCATAAGGAGTAGAAAATGGCTATTACACGCGCACAACTCCTGAAGGAGCTACTCCCCGGTCTTAACGCACTGTTTGGTCTTGAGTACGAAAAGTACGAAAACGAACATGCCGAGATCTACGAAACGGAGAACTCAGAGCGTAGCTTTGAGGAAGAGGTAAAATTATCTGGTTTCGCCGCAGCGCCGGTTAAGCCAGAGGGTTCTGCCATTACCTTCGATTCCGCACAGGAATCGTTCACTGCTCGTTACAACCACGAAACGGTTGCGATGGGATTCTCGGTGACCGAAGAAGCTATGGAAGACAACCTCTACGACGCTCTTTCGGCTCGTTACACCAAGGCTCTTGCACGGGCCATGGCTTACACCAAGCAGGTCAAGGCTGCGGCCCTGTTAAACAATGGTTTCACCACGTTCCAATCTGGAGATGGTGTCACCCTGTTTAATGCGTCTCACCCGACAGTGGCTGGTGGAACTAACGCAAACCGTCCGTCAACAGATGTTGATCTGAACGAGACATCACTGGAAGACGCAGTAATCAAGATCGCAGCTTATGTAGATGAGCGTGGCCTTCTGATTGCAGCGCGTCCTCGTAAGCTGATTGTCCCGCCAGCGTTGATGTTTGTGGCAACTCGCATACTGGAAACAGATCTTCGCACTGGCACTGCCGATAACGATCTGAACGCGATCCGTAACAACGGGTCGATTCCAGAGGGGTATCGTGTCAATCACTATTTGACAGATACCGATGCGTTCTTCCTGACAACCGACGTTCCTAACGGAATGAAGCACTTTGTCAGGACGCCTATGGCAACCTCTATGGACGGCGACTTTGACACCGGCAATGTACGGTACAAGGCTCGTGAGCGTTACAGCTTCGGTGTCTCCGATCCGCTTGGAATGTACGGTTCTCGCGGAGGCTGATTCAGTCTTCGTGAAGTTACCTGTAACTTTCTATGCAAGAAAAATAAGAAGGGCGGTTTCACACCGCCCTTTTTTGTGTATAGTAATTAGGAACCTTGACAGCATTTAGCTGACACTGGCCAAGACAAGGAGTTCCTCATGGCTAATACGACCTTTTCAGGTCCGGTACGTTCTCGCCGTGGTTTTGTAACCGCAGGACCGGACTCGGTAATTGATATTACCGCAGAGACAACCCTCACCTTTGCAGATCATGCTGGGCGACTGATTACCGTCAACGATGCTGACGGTGCCATCACTCTTCCAACCATTGCTTCAGGCTCCAAGGGGGCTAGTGCTGGCGATGATGATCCGACAGTGAACAACCATTTTGGTGCAGTTTATCGTTTCTACATCGAAACTGACTGCTCTGACTGTGACATCAAGACAGATGGAACAGATAAGTTTGTCGGGTCTCTAGAGGTAATGGGCGACAGCAACGCTTCCTCTACCTTTGTGCCGGGCGCAACCAACGACGTAATTTCGATGAATGGAACCACAACTGGTGGGGACAAGGGATCTTACGTTGAAGTTACGGCTGTAAAAGACAACGTGTATCTTGTGCAAGGCGTTCTTGTAGGATCGGGCAGCGCGGCAACACCTTTCGCTGACAGCTAAAATAGGAGGCTGTAATGGCGATGTCTGATGTATTCGCGGTAACCAAGACAGCGGACGCTACGGTGTACGATGGCAGGGTTCGTGTGCGTCAGATCTCAGTAAAGACAGCCGGTTCAGGCAGCCCTCAAGTCGTTCTCAAAGACGGGGGTTCCAGCGGGACGACAAAGTTAGATGTTGCCTTTGGCACATCTAGCACCTTCTCGGTGAATATTCCTGATAACGGAATATTGTTTGAATCTGATGTTTATCTGGATCTGACTAACTGCTCTAGCGTGACGGTGTTTCTCTCGTAGGGGTTATCATGGCAGAGCGTAAGGCCAAGATGCCCCCTAGAAACAAGAAGAACTTCCGTCCCACAAAGTCAGGCGCTGGCATGACAAAGGCTGGCGTTGCGGCTTACAGGCGCAAGAACCCCGGTAGCAAGCTGAAAACAGCGGTTACAGGCAAGGTAAAACCCGGAAGTGCAGCAGCGAAGCGCAGGAAGTCTTTCTGCGCCCGTTCTGCTGGGCAAATGAAAAAGTTCCCGAAGGCTGCAAAGAATCCAAACAGCAGGCTTCGTCAGGCTAGAAAGAGATGGAAATGCTGAATACTAACTTCATAGCCGGAACACTATTTGTTTCTGTTGTCGGCATGTGTGCCACAGGGGTCACATGGATATCATCTACACTGATTGGTGTTGATAAGAGCGTGGCTGTCATGGCTGTAAAGATCGATGACAACAGTCAGAAGATCGATGAGCTACACGATATGCTGAAACCAATGTGGGAAGAGTTCACAGGAAGGAGCTATGATGACAATCTCGCGGGCTTCCATGCAGCAACAGTTAAAGGGGAATAAGATGAAGAAGAAAGGCAAAGGCCCAGCTAGGCCAAAGTCAATAAGAGAGTCTTTAAAGGATGCGTATCAAAGCAATCTAAAGGAAGAGAATTTTCTGGCCCCTGAAAGGTTTGATCCTAAAAGTGGCATTCCAGTTAAGGGCAGTAAGGTTCGCAAGAAAAGAGCCTACAACAGGACTATAAAAGAAAACCCAAAGGCTGTTGCAAGAGTTAACAAGCGGGCGCAGCAAAACAAAAATGTTGGCGGTTTCCTAGAGACATTCTCTCCGGCTTACAGCATTGCTAAGGGCAAAGGGCCGATATCGGAAATGGCCTCAAAGATCCCCGGTTTGGGTCTTGCGGGCATGGTTGGTAAGTTGGCCAAGAAGCAGAGAAAGAAGGCCGGATCAGACGCAATGAAGGCAGAGGGCATGGCCGGAGCCGACAGGATGTCTGGTGGCGGCAAGGTGGTGAAGTCAAAGCGCACACGCTCTATTGACGGCATTGCCACAAGAGGAAAGACCCGTGGCTCCCAGCGGTAAGCGCAACTACAGGTCTGAGTATAAGAACTACCAGTCCGCCACGAGTCAGAAGAAGGCTAGGGCTGGAAGAAATACGGCAAGGCGGAAGATGACGGCTGCCGGTAAAGTAAGAAAGGGTGACGGCAAGGATGTCGCCCATAGGAACGGAAACCCTAGGGACAACAGGAAGTCTAATCTGAAGGTTGTCTCTGCTTCTAAGAACAGGTCTTTTAAGCGGACAAGAACCGCAGGTAAGACAAACAGAAGAGCATAGGAGGTTCTGATGAGGGCAGCAAAGATGCTCTGTAAAAAGAAAAAGCCTATAGCCATGAACCATGGCGGCATTGCGAAGAAAAAAGTAGATGGTGTGGTGAAGGGGCTAAAGAAGGCCTCAAAGCTACATGCCAAACAAGCAAAAACTTTGAAGACATTGAAGTTTAGTAAGGGTGGCAAAACAAAGTCGAGGGTAAATGAGGCTGGCAACTACACCAAACCGGGCCTGCGTAAGCGGATCTTTAACAGGATCAAGGCTGGCGGAAAGGGCGGCGCTCCGGGTCAGTGGTCAGCGAGAAAGGCGCAAATGATGGCGTCTGCCTATAAAAAGGCAGGGGGAGGATACAAGGATTAGATATGAAGCATGCCTTTCTTCTCTTCGTTTTCTTGGGCGTTGGGGAGAATAAGCAGCTTGTTAGCAATGATATGTATTTTGCGAATGTAAACGACTGTGTTTATTTCGCACAAAAGCTACACAAACAGGGAGAGAGAATAACTTCGTATTGTCTGCCGAAGTTGGTGGATGAGGATATAAGGCTTTACTGATGGATCCAGTATCTGCAATGGCAACCGCATCTGCGGCTTTTTCAGCCCTCAAGAAGGGCTTTGCTATTGGTCGCGATATTGAGTCCATGGCAAGCGATCTATCAAGGTGGATGGGTGCGCTTTCCGACCTAGATCAGGCCGAAAAAGAGGCCAAAAACCCCCCTATATTTAAGAAGCTGTTTGCCGGGAAGAGTGTAGAGCAAGAGGCCGTAGAGGCCTTTGCCGCTAAGAAAAAGGCACAACAGCAGCGTTATGAGCTACAGCAATGGATTAGCCTTACCATGGGCAAATCCAAGTGGGATGAGCTTGTGCGCATGGAGGGGTCAATCCGAAAAAGACGCCAAGAAACTCTTTACAGGCAAAGAGAGCGGAGGCGAAAGTTTGTAGAGATTGTGGCTTGGACCGTGATGATAGGCGTTGGTCTAGCGGTTTTGACGGGCTTCGTATTGTTGTTAAAGTCTCATACCGCACGTGCAGATCAAATGGTTACATGCCGCAAAGTAAAGTGTGAGAAGCTAGACAATAGACGGTTAGTCTGCGTATTTAGAGGGGCCAACAACACTATTGAGTCGCAGTTTTTTGAGTATCTGGATTTTGTGCCTAACGAGTATCAGTGCAAATATGATCCAAATGCGAAAAAAGATGTTACTATACAGGAGACTCTAAAAGAAATACGGAAGTCGAGGGACTGATGCCTCTAAAGAAATCACAGAGAAGTCTAAAGTCTTGGACGAAACAGAAGTGGAGGACAAAGAGTGGGAAGCCGTCCACACAGGGTCCGAAAGCTACCGGGGAAAGATATCTACCGGCTAGTGCCATCAAGTCACTTTCGTCGAAGGAGTATGCGGCAACGACTAGGGCAAAGCGGAAAGCTAAGAAAGCAGGGAAGCAATTCTCAAAACAGCCCAAAAAGATTGCCGCAAAGACCAGAGCGCACAGGAGAACTAGCTAATGTCAGTAGTGACGCCTGATCTTCCAGAAATATTTGAAGAGGCCTTTGAGAGGGCCGGTCTTCAAATGACTACGGGATACGATCTAAAGACGGCCCGAAGAAGCCTCAACTTATTAACATTGGAGTGGCAGAACCGTGGACTTAATCTCTGGACTATTGAGTCTGGTACGCAGGCTCTCACAGCGGGGACAGCAACTTACACGCTTCCTACAGACACAATCGACCTTATTGAACATCAAATTAGAACTGGCACTGGAACGTCTCAAGTCGATACCAATGTCAGTCGTATCAGCGTTTCGACGTATGCTAAACAAAGTTCAAAAAATACTCAGGGACGCCCTAATCAAATTTATGTAGATCGACAGGCAACACAGGTAAATTTCACTCTATGGCCTGTGCCTGATTTGAGTACCTATACCCTTTTCTATTATAGGCTGAAGGGAATATCAGGGGTGTCCTCTGGTATTGGGACTACAGCAGACATGCCGCCAAGGTTTGTGCCTTGTCTAGCGGCTGGATTGGCTTATTACATTGCAATGAAGAAGCCTGAAGTGGCGGGCCGTGTGGCACCGCTTAAACAAGAGTATGAGTTTCAGTTTGAGTTAGCAGCAAACGAAGACACAGACTCATCATCGATCAAGTTCGTGCCATACAACACGTTTTTCACAGGAGGTTAAAATGGCAATGAAGAAAAA